CACCTTCTCTACATATTTTTTATCCTTAATTGACGCAAGAAGCGCAGCAAAGGTGCTTGGACGACCAATACCCTTCTTCTCCAGTTCACGAACAAGAGTTGCCTCTGTAAATCGTCCTGCCGCCTTTGTTTCATGCGGATAGGCTTCAAGACTAGACCATCTGAGCGTCGCCCCCACCTCGATGCCGCTCACCCTCTTCCAGAGTTCGGCTTCTGCATCTGCCGTCTCCTCCTCTTCATCAAGGTTTGCGATAGCACCAAGACGCCGCCAGCCCTGAAAGGTTGTGCGCTTTACAGCAGTAGTCCAATCAAATTCACAGGGGTCACCATTTGCTCTGAAGATGAGTTTGCGAGTATCTCCACGACATGTGGCCATCACACTCTGGACTGCACGATTCCAAATGAGTTTATAGACCTTGCGATCTGGTGCTGACCAGTCTTCTGTAGCAGGAAGTTCGGTAAGTTCAAAGTGAGTGGGACGAATCGCCTCGTGTGCCTCCTGTGCTTGAGGAGCCGCTGGCCCTGTGGGCGCCTCAACTGCCTTTGTCTTTTTCTTAGCCGCTGGCACTTGAGGCGGTGCAACAGCACTTCCAACATACTCAACACCAAATGCTGCCCTTACCCATGCTTGGGCGGCAGTTACAGCCTCTTCAGAAATAACTGCCTTATCCGTCCTCATATAGGTGATATGTCCTGCCTCATAAAGACGCTGAGCCGCCTGCATAGTGAACTTAGGATTCATCGCATGCAAAGCACTCGCCTCCTGCTGCAGTGTACTTGTAATCAAGGGTCGAGGTGCAGATTCCGTCCAAGGGCGTGTCTCTGCCTTCTGTACAGTTCCCTCCATTACGTTGTAGATATTCTCCAAATAATTCTGAGCGTCTTCGTCACTATCAAGATCCTCTGTCATGGCCGAAGGCAAATCAGACCAGACTCCTTTCACTCGCCACGAGGAACTCACCTTGAAGTTTGTAATCTCTCGTTCACGGTCAACTACAAGTCGTAGAGCAGGTGTCTGACACCGCCCTGCACTGAGTGCATGTGCAATATGCTTCCAGAGTAGTGGACTAATTGTATAACCAATCATCATGTCAAGTACTGCCCGCGCCTGCTGTGCATTTACGCGGTTCATGTCCAGTACACGCGGCTTTGCAACTGCAGCCTTGACTGCCTTCTCAGTAATTTCATGGAACACGGCTCGCGCCGTTGTCGTCACAGGCAACTTTAGAAGAAGTGCTACAGAGTATGCAATGGCTTCACCTTCGCGGTCATCATCTGCTGCAAGATAGACCTTCGTAACTCCCTGAGCAGCCTCCTTGAGTGAAGCAATCGCCTTGGATTTTTCTTTCAGCCACTGGAATCGCGGCTCAAAATCCGCTTCAAGTCCAACGGCTCCCAAATCCTCTTCAAGTGCACGGATATGTCCCATAGAGGCAATTACGCGCCAGCCTGGTCCCAAGAATCCTTGGATCTTCTGACATTTTGCAGGTGATTCGACGATGACGAGATTCATTCTGCCTTTTCTTACAAGGCATACATAAAACAAATTTTCCCCTACCTAAATTTGAACTTGATGTGGCTCAGCACTCATGTTAAAAAGCATCCATGAGTGCGAATCGCTTTGCATCCCTTGCTTATGATGACGATGATGACGAGATTTCAGGACTTCTACCAGTAAAGGTAGAGCCTATCATTCATGTCCCTACAACTCCACCCTTTGCTGAACTACCTCCATCGATACAGAAACCCCTTACAAAGGTCTCAATTAAGAATCTAAAGCCGCGTGCATCTCGTTCCTACTCATTTTATGAGATTGCTAATCCTATTCAACCGAATGTCTATGCAATGGTTGATGATACTGTACCTGCACCTACAGACGCCCCACCCTCGTCTCCTCTTCATGCTGCTGATACATCTATGAATACACTTGCAGACCGTCTACGAAGTACTCTTCAAAAGGAGGAAGCACAGAAGACAAATCGGCACTTTGATGAGGCGCGAACCTTTGAGATGAGCACTGTAATCACAGGTCAACGCTTTCGAAGGGCAACTCCTCTGAACAATTTCCGTGTTCTTGAAGCAGAGACTAAGCCGTCAGAAACAACCTAAATCTACTTATTGAAACTATGGATAGAGATGACACGACACGATTCCTCTGAATCAGTTGAAATTCCAGATGGTGAAACAGTTCCATTTACTCAGATCCAATCTCGTAGGGCATGTTGTGATTGTTCGCACAGCAATGAAATTATTCTACAGCATTTTATAAAACATAAGAGACTGTATCACAGGGCTCTTAATGTTTGCGGTATTACAACTTTTGTCTTGGTTTCAATCACATGCGCCATTGTATTCATTTACATTGTAGTCTTTTCCTATATGAAGAGGGACTCAGACCTGAGCCACACTGTCTAATGCCATCGCCTCTCTCACCTGTTCAATTGTAGGGTTGGTATTAACTCCATACTTATTTTTGATTGCACTGGCTACACGCATCTTGGCCTGTCCAAGATTGACGAGTGACCATTTCGGGTATTCCTTCTTAAGAATCTCAAATACACGGTCAGTTAACGCCTTCCAGATATCGGCTGAAACAGCAGCATCAACACTCCACACTTCACCTTCAATCAATTCAAAAAACTCAGCAATAGACTCCTTGCTCACCTTAAAAAAGTCTTTTGCGGGATGCACGCGACTCGTATACTTCTCAAGTAGTTTGTGAAGTATCTTCTCCTTTTCATTGGCACCAATCACCCTCTTTGCAAAGGCCACTTCGAAGGGAATCGGAACGGGACCATTTGAGAGTTCCTCTGCCTTTTCCGCGGGGTTCATATTGGTGAAACCAACCTTGACCATACCATCAAAAAGAGGATTTGTCATACAGTAGAGGTATCCAGGTTCAGCAGACATTGTTCTCTTCTTAAGAGGAGTTTAAATTTGTACTGAGTTCTTCCGCGCGAGCCTGCTCGTCCAAATCCTCAAGGAGCGCATCAATCTCCTGAATACTCTCAATGTGATAGTACTTTCCATAAAGCCACTCAAACAGATAGGAGTCTTTCTGCGGGATACCAACCGTAGAAAGGTACTCAAAGTAATCATTAATTAAATCTGTAATTTCAGTATAGAGTTCACGTAACTCGGTATAGGCTTCAAAGGATACTCCATTCTCTGACTGAAGGATATGATAGTAAAGACCTGATGCCCTCTCCATTGTATCCTCAATCAATGCGATACGCTGATTCATTTCGGTATAGTTAGGTTGCTGTGTCATTTTGTATACAACCATACAGGTAGCAAATAAACTTCAAATTTTTAATACGCTTAATAGGCGAACATCAGCGCAGCACGACCACCATAGATGCGGAAGATGTTATATGTCTCTGCCCAGATATAAATCCAGAATCTCTCTACACCCGTACCCGTTGTGCACCCACGACCAGGGGCCATTGTCAATTCAAGGTCAATTCGTCGAATCTTGTCAAGATTAGCCTCACCAGATGGTTGACTCGGTGCCATAAATCCATTCATAACACCAAATGGTAAATTGTAGTAATATCGATTGAGCCACGGTGATTTTCTTTGATTGATGCTCGGCATAATTGTACGAAAGAGTGATGAGACCTCTGTACCGTATCGCACAAGTCGACCTTCATAGATAAACGCAATATCACTAATCGGATCTGAATCGCGAGTACTAAACCCAGGTGCATAGTCGCCTGTAAAATACGCAGCATTCAGACCACTTGCATCAGGCCACCAGGGTGCGACACTACAATCAGCACCACTGAGGTCACGAGTTGCCAAGAAAGGTGCATTATAACTGGGTGCCTCATATCGCCCTGCATAAAAGAAAAGATCGCGCGTAGGGTTTGGAATACGAAGAGGAACGGAGACTTTAGGAAAGTTCTGTGTATCATACGGTTCAATCTTATAATGCTGCGGAACTGGCAGTAAAATATCAGCAAGACGGAAGCGGTTCGCTTCGGCCTTGTCAAGATAAATATATTCTGCCATTAAATATGTATCTCCAAGTGATTGTATGAGGGGCATAGTGATTCCAGGTAGAATCGACGCCGCTTGTCCACCATACGTAAATGTACCTGCAGGATTCGCAACATAGAATGGTGAGCCTAGAATGGGCGGATAGACCTTGCCTCTCTGAAGTGCAATAGTCGGATCCGTTATCACATCGCTTACATATGTATCAGCAATGGGTGCAAAATTAATTGTGAGACGCACTGCATCTGTACTGATTGCATCGATTGGCAAAAAGGCTCCAGCATCCCCTCGACTGAACCAGAAGGGCAGTGGCACAGCCACTTGTGCAGGGCGCTTCCGCGGGTCCCAACCAATTGTTCTCTTGGTAAAGCCGTTGTCATACCGTTCTATGAGTCGATTGACTGATGTAACCTTCTCCAGAGGTGTGCGAAACTCATCCATCACTTCAAGTAACTGTGAATCAAGCACTTCTGTGCGACTTCCTCCAATGTCAATCTGTGCACTACTGACGAGTACGTGGCCGAGAGAATTT